ATGAGACGCGTCGGTATTCTGCATATGCAAGCCGGCGTGGACGCGCTGCACCGTGTCTCGGCTGAGACCGGGATCAAGGTCTTGGTGCGCGCAGGAAAGAAGGGGCGGCTGCTCTGCTTCAATAACCCGGCTGAATGGGAGTTCGCCGAGGAAGGCTTCGAAGCCGAGGAGGCGCGCCCATTCCTCGAAAAGCTCTGGCGCGAGCTGAGCGTCAAGTAACCCGAATTTTTATGAACCCAACCCACCACCCAAATCAGTCTCATTCTGGAGAGCTCGGACATCATTCCTCCGTGGCTGGAATGACGACGACCTCCCTCATCACAGTCCTCGGCGAGCACATGCCGACCAATGCGGAACTCCACGTCCAGGTCATCGAGATCGAGCGCAAGGAAACCGCCGCGAGAAAACCTTATGTAAGGTTGAAGCTGAGCGACGGCTCGGCAACCGCTGACACAAGCGTGTGGAGCGACAATCCGGCGTTCGCAATGGTGCTCTCGATGGAGAAGGGCAAGTGCTACGCGCTCGAAGGCACCTTTCACGGCAGCCAGTATGGGCTCGAGAGCAAGAGCTGGCGGCCGCGGTTGCTGGAAGGCGACGAGCGCGCGGCCGTGTTCGCCGGCCCGCCCGATCTGCGCGAGAAGCAGGAGCGGGATTGGCGGACGCTCGGCGAAGCGGTGTCGGGCTGTGAGGATGGCCCGCTCAGGATGCTGGCGCTCCTGCTGCTCAATGAGTGCGCCGAGCCTTACCGTCGCGCTGCTGCGGCGCGGGGCAATCACCACGCGCGGCGCGGAGGCCTCGTCGAGCACGTGTCAATGATGGCTCAAGCGGCCGTCGCGCTCTGCAGCGTGTATCGCGAGCTGCGTCGTGATCTGCTCGTCTGCGCGGTCGTTTTCCACGACTGCGGGAAAATGGTGGAGAATCAATACGAACGCGAAGGCTTCGACATGCCATTCAGCTTTCGCGCGGAGGCTTACGGTCACATCGTCGTGGGGATCGAGATGGCGCGCACGCTCTGGCAAAAGCTGCCCGAGGAAGCGCGCCAGGACGAGCTGCCGCTGCACGCGCTCTGTCACCTGATCGCGTCGCATCATGGGTGCCTCGATTGGGGCTCGCCGGTGGAGCCGAAGATGGCCGAGGCGCACGCGCTGCACTACATCGACAACCTGGACGCGAAGCTGGAGGCGTATCGGCACGGGCTCAAGACGGGCAAGGCGGTCGCGCCTGGCGTGATCGAGACACCGAATCGTCACATGCGGACCATCCTCGCGCTGCCATGAAGAAGGGCACTCAACTTCACACCCGCGACGGCCGAAAGGTGGGTAATGCGATCGTGACTCGGCGCAAAAGGCATCCGGTGCTCGGGCGGCTGTATGCGATCGAGACGGACTTCGGCAATACCGCCAAACTGACCCTCAGGGAGCTCCACGAGCTCTTTCACGTGGGCAAGAGAACCAACCTCAAACGCTGGCGGTCTGACCGCGCGAAAATCATCGGTAAATGACGGTTCCTCTTTCTTCCATCCAGCGCGACACGGCCCTGCAAATGCGGGCGAAGCCGCTCGACCTGGGCATCATCACCGAATACGCGGAGGCGATGGAGCGCGGAGACGTCTTTCCGCCGATCATCGTCTTTGCGGACGATCCGAACATCGAACAGACGCGGCTCTGGCTCGGCGATGGGTGGCACCGCATCGAGGCGTGTGTGACGCTCGGGCTCAAGACGATCGAAGCGGAGATCCGCCCGGGCGGCCGGCGCGCGGCGTTCCTGTTCTCGCTCGGGGCGAATGACCACCACGGCATGCGGCGCACGCGTGCGGACAAACACCACGCCGTCGAGGCGGCGCTCGCCGACATGGAGACGCGGCAGTTGAGCGACCGGGAAATCGCGCGGCTCTGCGGCGTGGATAATAAGACGGTCGCGAAGGCGCGCGAGGAACATCCTGACCTGGCACTGCTCGACACGAAGCGGCGCGGGCGTGATGGCAAGGTCCAGAGCGCCCACAAGCGGGTGAGGATTTCCTCACCTGCGCCAGCACCCTTACCTAAGGATGAGGAACTGTCGCCACTGCGGCAATGGGCGCAGAGTCCAGAGGGGCGCGCTGCCTCGCAGATCAACACCGAGGCGATGGCGAGGATCGGGGCCATGAAAAAGAGTGTGCGGGATTTGTTCGACGCGACGCCCGAAGAGAAGCGCCATCTGTTCTGCGTCGAGATTTACAAGTTCATCTGCGACCACGATCCGGAGGTCGATGAGATGAACCGCACGGCGCGGCAGGTCGGCAATCCGACCGTTCACAATCTGCTTACGACCCCCGCCCCCCAAACTGAGTGAGCGATTATCCAGTCGGCAAGATCGTCGAGTATAGGGACGCGGGGAAGAACTCGTTCAATGAGCTGCTGAGCGTGCGCGCCCTGGAGCGCGTACTGACGATGCGCGCGAAGGAGGACGAGTGGTACGTGTGGGAGGGCAAGGCGTGGATGAAGCGCAGCAAGTCGATGTATCTGCCGACTGCGCTCGAAGTACTGCCTCAGAGCGTGCGCTGCGTGCGCCACGCCAAGACGCTGATCGAGCACATGGAGGCGAAGCATCAGATCGCGCCGGACGAAAAGCTTGCCGGCGCGATCATGTTTGACCCTGCCAGCACGGAGGCCGAGCGGATCGTGCTCATCAACCTCGAAAATGGGACGCTGCGTGTGACGGCTGAGACGGTCGAGCTCTTGAAGCACGACAAAACACGGCTATTCACCGGCTATCTGCCGACGCCGTGGATCCAGGGGGCGAGCCGCGAGAATTTCATGCGGGTGCTCCGTGAGGCGCTGCCCGTCGATGCGAGCGGCGTGGCCGAGGGGGTTTCGCTCATGCAATGGTGGGGCGGCTACCTGCTCCTGCCGAACTGTGAGAAGGAGTTGTTCCTGATCTGCTACGGGCCGAGCGGCACGGGCAAATCGACGATCGCCGAGACGATGTGCCGAGTGCTCGGGGAAGATCCGATGGTGGCATCGCTGACTCTCTCGCAGCTCTGCGCCGGCGAGAAGGCTTACAGCCTGCCCAAGCTGCAATACGCGATCGTGAACATGGGCACGGAGCTCGATACCGTGGACGTGGAGGACGCGAGTGCGCTCAAGCGGCTGGTGTCGGGAGAGGCAGTCGAGGCGCGCAACATCTTCGGGCGTCCGTTCACGATGAGAACATCGGCCAAGCTGTGGTTCAACGCGAACGACCTGCCGCGATTCAAGCACGGCACAGACGCCGAATTGCGGCGCGTGCGCTTCCTTCACTTCGACCAATTCCCGAAATGTCCGGAGTGCGAGGGCAAGGGCTTCATCGAGGACTTCACTTCGGAGAAACCGCCGAAGTGCGAGAAGTGCCGGGGCACGAAGATTTTCCGTGATGCGCGCCTCAAGGGCTCACAAGGTCTGCTCGCGCAGGAATCCAGTGGCGTCCTCGGCTGGATGGTTCAAGGATTGCAGGACTATCTCGGGGGAATCGAGTGTCCGGAGGGCGGGGTGCGCAGCAAGCAGGTGAAGGCGCAGTTCGCGGTGAGCAACGATCCCGTGAAGGCGTTCTTCGACTCGGATCTGATCGCCGCCCCGGATGGCCGGGAGCTCAAGAGCGAAGTCGCAGAACGTTTCAAATCGTTCATGGATCATCGGGGCTTCCCGGGCAAGTCGATCGAGGCGCTATTCCGCGCGCTCTACCAGCGGTTTCCGTTCATCAAGCCGGTGCGCATCAAGGAAGGCAGTGAATCGAAGCACTATCTCGCCGGGGTTTCGCTGCGCGAACTCTAAGACGCCGCGCTCGCGGCACGATCCGGCAGTTGTTCGAACATACCGAGCAACTGCCGTTCTTTCGTACTTCCTCGGGGAGAGCCGCGCGTTCGCTGCTGTTGCGGGCCAGCCGTTGCAGGGGTTGCAGGGGTTTTCCTGACCTTCTTAAAAATGAAGGAAGTGGTCTCTGTTGGCGCAGCTTAGGTAGCAACTACCCCTGCAACCCCTGTCACCCTGCCTTGGGTGCGCAATCAACCACCACCGTGGACAAGGAATCTCTTTTCCGCAGGGAGAAACAGGTTTCCCTACAAGGGGTGTCACGTCCACTTATGGGAGGTTTCCAGCAATCTAAGTTGACAGCAACCGGGAGACTGTCGTGGACACCCCATCAGACACTCCTGAGCCGTCGCCGGCCGCGCCGATCGCCCTGACGCCGAGCCAGCTCGCCGGCCACTGGGGCTGCCGTCGCCAGTATGCGTCGCGGTTGATCCAGCGGGGATGCCCGACTGACTCACTGGAAAGGGCGAACGAATGGAGGCTCAACAATTCGAAGCGCGGCGTCGGTTTCCGATCGCGAGCTTCAAAGCGCGCGCCAGCGGAAACTCCGGTGAGGAATTCCTCACCTGAGGAAAAAAATTCCGAGGACTCGGCTCGGGAGGGTGCGGGAGGCGGCGAGCCGCCAAATACTCCTGTTTGGGAGCCTGACGCGATTCTGAGGGGGGTGCAAAGTGCGCTCGCCAAGGCTCGCGAGGTGGAGGAGGAGGCGCACAGGCTGGTTGCCCAGGCGCAACGCATGAGGGACGACGAGAAAATCGCCATCCGCATCGCCGCCTACAACAAGGCACTTGAGGGGCGGCTCAAGGCCGAGGAAAAGTGTGTGGATCTGTTGGAAAAGCTCCAGGTGTTCATCACCATGGACTTCGCCAAGCAGCTCATGCGGAAGGCGTGGGTGCCGCTGCTGACGCGGCTCCGGTCGGTCCCGATGCGGGCGGGGATCAAAGCCAATCCGCATGACGACGTGCACGCCACGGAGGTCATTTCGGCCGAGATCGAGGATGCGATCAAAGAGGCTCAAGGCGCGTTTGTGGTCGAAAATCCGAGCTCGCTCGGCTCGGGGGGTGAGGGGGGCAACCTTACGTAAGGATGGGCGCGATCTCTCCACTCCAGGTCGAGCTCTCGCGGTATTGCTACGACCTGCTCTCGCCCGCGCCCACCATGCAAGTGTGGGAGTGGGCTGAGGAAAACATCTACCTCAGCGAGCGCACCAGCGCGCTCCCCGGCCGCTTCTCCACGGTCCTCACGCCCTACATCCGCGAGCCGTTGCAGGCGTACTCGGATAAAAACGTGACGGATCTCGTCCTCTGCTTCGGCACGCAGACGGCCAAGACCACCGTCGTCATGGTCGGCACGGCTTACCGCATCGTGAACGACCCCACCCCGACCCTGTGGGTGATGCCGAACCTCGACCTGGCCAAGTCGTTCAGCAAGACGCGCTGGCAGCCGATGGTCACCGACTGCAAGCCGCTCGCCGAGCAGAAGCCTGATGATCGGCATCTCTTCGGCACCACCGAGCAGCACTTCGACAAAGTGACGCTCAACTTCGTGGGCTCGAACAGTCCGTCAAACCTCGCCTCGAGGCCCGCGGGGCTCTTGAACATGGACGAGACGGACAAGTTCAAGATGGAGTCCGATCGCGAGGCCGGCGCGCTGCAGCTCGCGGAGGAACGCACCAAGACCTTCGCCTATCCGCTGCGCGTCAAGACGAGCACGCCCACCACGGTCAACGGCGATATCTGGCGCGAGTTCAAACTCGGCGATCAGCGCTACTACCACGTCCCCTGCCCGCATTGCTCGCCCAAGATCAAGACCAACCGCAAGCTGCTCATGTGGGATCATCTGACGGCCGAGGAAAGGGAGCTCGTCTCGAAGTCCTGGATCACGCTCAAGTTCTCCATCGAGAGCAAGGAGCACGGCGATTGCGGCGTCCGCTGGTGGCGCGAGAGCGAGGACGAGGCGAAGACGAACGGCGAGTGGGACATGGACAAGGTGCGCAAAAACACCTTCTACAAGTGCCAGAACTGCGCCGGCGAAATCTTCGATCATCACAAGCCCGCCATGCTGCGCGCCGGCATTTGGGTGCCGACGAATACCAACGCAGAACCCGGACGGCGCTCCTACCATCTCAACTCGCTCTACTCCCTGCTCGGCAAGGAGTGCATGCTCGGCGTGATCGCCGTGAAGTGGCTCCAGACCAAGGGCTCGATGACGAAGCGCCACAACTTCATCAACTCGACCCTCGCCGAGACGTGGGACGACGAGAAGGCCGTGGACGACAACCCGATCTTCAAGGAGAGCTACGACAGCCGCGAAATCCTCACGGCCTCGATCGCCGATCGCGTCACCATCATGTCGGTGGACGTGCAGCACGGCCACACCTGGGTGATCGTGCGGCGATGCGAAGCCGAGCAAGGAGAGGCCGAATGGCGAGTCATGGCTGCTCCATGCCGAAAAGGTGATGGGCGGTGTCGAGGAACTGCAGCGTATCCAGAGCGAGTATGATGTGCAGTCCAAGCACGTCATTCTCGACGTGGCGCACTTCACCAACACCGTCTCGAAATGGATCGTGGAGAACGGCTGGCGCGGCGCCTGGGGCGACGACAAGAAGGGATTCATCCACACCGAGCAAAGCGGGCAGCGCGTGATTCGCGTCTATTCGCCGGTACAGTATCGCGATCCGCACCTGGGCACGTCCTTCGCCAGCGAGGGCAACGAAAAGGCCCGCTACGTCTTTTGGGCAAACGACCCGATCAAGGATCTGCTCGCCGTCATTCGCTACAACGAGCCCGTCATCTTCCACGTCCACGCGAACGTGCCGCCGGAGTATCAGCGGCACATGAACGCGGAGATGAAGACGACAAAGCGATCGTTTCAGACGAACCGCGTGACCTACTTCTGGAAGCGGCTGCGCAGGGAGAACCACTTGCTCGATGCCGAGTGCATGAACCTCCTGCGCGCACTGCAGCTCGGCTTCGTGCCGATGCCCGACGAGCAGCCGGCTGCGACGCAACGGACTCTCGATCTGCAGACGGCGTAGATTCGACTGTTGGGAAACGACCGAATTCCCCCTCCCTCGGCTCGCTTTCGGGAACGGACACAAAAAAAGCCCGGTGCGTCGTGAGACACACCGGGCGTGGTGAGGGATTCAGGGGTTATTCTTTCAGCAAGCGGAAGCCGGTCACATAGGGCGCGACGGCGGGCACGTAGGCCCACGGCCGGCCCCGCGTCTGCAGGATGGGGCACATCGCGATGTAGTAGGGCGAGGCCACACTGTGAAAAGCTTCGACGGCGAGCTCGAAGGCGTCCACCTGGTCGCCGGGGATGGGCTCGCCATCGAGCATGGCGGCGACGGACGGCGGCAGCGTCACCTGATAGTGGATGAATTCGTCCCAACGCTCGCGCGGGATCTCGCGCAGGTCCACGGGGCCGGGGCCGCCTTCACGGACGATCTCTTCCTCGCTCTCGCGGGCCAGTGCGGCGCCGCTCTTGTTGGTTTCAAAGTAGTCGGACGAATCCATGCAGCTTTATCGCACGGGCGAGTGCGGAAATCCGCAGTTAGTTTTGAGAGCTGTCTCTGCCATCTGGTTGAGAGCTGCCCCGCGGTCACGCTCTGAGCCGTCGCCGATTAGACGCTGGGCCGACACAATAATCTCCTTCTCGGCGAGCGGGCTGAAACACGCAACGACCACCTTCGGCGAATTGCACCCACTCCGACGGGGAATCAAACTCGATGCCAGAATCAATCGTGATCATCTTTCCAAATCCAATGACGCGAGGAATAACGAAACAAGTAAGCGATGGCGGCGGCCGAAACGCAGGAGTTGGCAAACGGCGTCCGGCCGCCGCCATTCGCTCCACTGACTGGTTCGGGGAATTACGCGGCAGAGAAAACAGCCGCATCGAGCATTCTCCTCAGGTAAGTCTTCAACTTTCCGAAACCTCTATCCCCAATGCAGAAACTGACGTCGATATCTAAATCTCGATCCAGCTTCATTGAAGCCCGGTCGCGGGTCAACGTGAGCGAAGCAATCTCCGCTCCTCCATCGCAATCGGTCCCGTCATGCCACTCGATCGTCGGAGAATCCGGGAACTCGAAATTCCGGCTGATAAGAACATAAGGCGTGCTCCGCTCGGTTATATCCTCACTCTCCCGTACGGTATCAAAGCATACCTGCAGAATTTCCCCGCCAATCGCGTCGGCGCAACTCACGTACTTAGCTCTAAATGCGAGGGTCATAGCTTCCCCGAACGAACCTGCAGCGTCTGGTTATGCGGCGATTATATATATGCAATAAATTGTTCACTCTATCTGTAGACCAGGGTCTTGCCCATCCTGGTAATGGCATCCTCGATGGGCTCCAGCGGCGTGTTACCGAGGCCAAGCATCGTGTCCCCTTGTTCGAGCGAACTGCGCACGACCAGCACGCGGTGGACGGTTTCGCCGAGGCGGACTTCCTCGACGGCCAGCTCGGTGATGCTCTCCCAGGGCCAAAGCTGCATGTGAATCTCGCTGCCAAAATTCTTGTGGCGGTGAATCCCCTTTTCCGTAAGGACGATGACGCACCGCGACGAGGCTATCATGTCGGGGAGAAAATAGACAAATAAGCCGGCGAGAGCGGGAGCCACAAAATACGTATACGTCGGCACGCCGAGATCCTTCTTGTGGAGCAGATAAAAGAACCCCCAGAAGGCCAGGATGAGGACATCGACTACCACGGCAGTGCCGATGGCCGCCCAGACTCGGCTACGGCGCGTGATCGGGGCGACGGACTGCAAGTAGGCCCGAATGAATTCCACAGGCTCGTCCCATTTGACTTTCATTTGAACAATTGCTCCGAAATGTCGTGATCCCAGCCGCCTAGACATCATGGCTGTATGCAACAGCGAGCGACGTCGAATAAAATGAGTGAACGGCAGGGGGCGGTCCGGGGGAGGAGGACAAAGGGAGTGGGCAGTGCGGCAGCGAGACGTGGGCCGGGGAAGATTGAGCGGAAATGCGCCCCGGCAAGTCGTAACCCGATTGCCTTGAGCATGAAAAAAGCAAACAACGAAAAGAAAGCCGCCACGCCGGACTCGCTACTCTTCCTCGGTCTGGATGTCCACAAGGAAACCATTGCCGTGGCCGTGGCCGAGAGCGGGCGCGACGGCGAGATCCGATCCCTGGGCTCGATGAGTCACGACTTGCACGCGCTGGAAAAGCTTCTGGCCCGGCTGCGCAAGGCGCACGGGGTGGGCAAGGAGCAATTGCGGGTGGTCTATGAGGCGGGGCCGTGCGGCTACGTGATCGCGCGGCGTCTGGCGCAACTCGGGATCGACTGCGTGGTGGTCGCGCCGTCCTTGATCCCGAAGAAGTCGGGCGAGCGGGTCAAGACCGACCGGCGCGACGCGCTCAAGCTGGCCCGGTTGCACCGCGCGGGAGAGTTGCAACCCATCCTGGTGCCCGCGGCCGCCGACGAGGCGGTGCGCGACCTCTGCCGGGCACGCACCGATGCGGTCAACGACCTGCGCCGTGGCCGCGCCCAGCTCAAGGCCTTCCTGCTGCGTCATGGGTATCGCTATGGCGGCCAGAGCTCGTGGACGGAGGCGCACCTGCGTTACCTGCGGGAGCTGGTCCTGGGGCACCCGGCGCACAAGGCGGTGCTGGAGGAAAGTTTGCTGGCCATTACCCAGGCAACGTAAAGGGTGAGCCGGTTTAGTGAACTGATCGAAGCCAACTACAATCAATGGGAACGCCGGCCCTGGTGCGAGGCGCTGATGGCGCTCAAGGGGGTGCAGTTACTGACCGCCGTCACCCTGGTCGCCGAGATCGGAGACATCACTCGCTTCCAGCATCCGCGGCAGCTGATGGCCTATCTGGGCCTGACCCCGAGCGAATACAGCAGCGGCGACAGCCGGCAGCAGGGGCACATCACCAAGTGCGGCAATGAGCACGCGCGCTGGTTCCTGATCGAGGCGGCGCAACACTACGCGCTCACGCCGAAAGTAAGTCAGGAGTTATCCAAGCGGCAGGCGCCGGTCAGCCCGCGGGTGAGAGAGATAAGCTGGAATGCGCAGACCCGATTGCACCAGCGCTTCCGGGCCTTGCTGGCACGGGGCAAGTCGCGACAGAAGGCCATCACGGCGATCGCGCGGGAACTGCTCGGTTTCATCTGGGCGCTGTTGCGCGAACATCGCCAGCCAGGCTCGGTGCCGCCGCGCGTGCTCCGGGAAAAGCCACGACCCCCGCGCCGCTCTGTGCTGTCCCCGGCCGAGCTGATCGCGGCCTGACCTATGTGCTCGTGCAACAGTCCAACAATAGCCGGCTATCGTCGGGGCCATGAACGAGGGGGGAACCACGTTTCCCCCGAACCCCCTCCTCTAGGGGGAACATACACCGCCTCAAGCTAACTCAACCCCTGCCTAACTACGCCAACTAACTAACCAACCAACCTTCACTCCTCGCCACACCTTGTCTGAGAGCCTGTGGTGCCCCGGTGGCGGCCAAACTCGCGTGGGTCGTTATCGAGCAGCCATCCGAGCTGACCTCAGAGCCTAGAGTGCGAAGCGGGCCACGATGGAAACATGTCAGGCGCTAACCAACGCGCGAATAGCAGCATATCCACCATCGAATCTCCAACCCACCGCCCGCAGGCTGGGTCAGTGGCGGGCGGGTCGGCGCGGCGGGCAGCACAGGCTGTGACAGCCCGGAGCCGTTCGCTGCAGCGGCTGGTTTGGAAAAACAGAACAATCAAGCATCCATCGGCCTTCGCGGGCCATCGGTGGTTCCTGAATCAGAAGCGGAATACACATCGGAATGCAACGTTTCGACACGGCGACGCAGGAAAGCCATGCGACGCCGGAGCATCATCACCGTTGGAAAAGACCGCGCCGAGATCAAAATCTACACGCTCCGCCGGCCCAACGGCGTGGCGTCCTACCAGTGCGCCTGGTATGACCTCGGCAAGCGGCAAACCAAGACCTTCGCCGAGATCGAGAACGCGAAGTTTTTCGCACAGCAGCAGACTCTCTCGTTGCGCAACGAAGGGAAACCTGTGGCTGATGCTTCGCTGCGGGATGTGGAGACGCTGTGGGCTTGCGAATCACGCTCTCAACGGTTCGGGCTGACGCTCGTCGCCGCCTTTGATGAATGGTTCTCGGCCAAGTCGGCGCTGAACGGTGGGTCTATAACTGAGGCGGTCCGCTTTTACTCCGCGCATCATGCGGGACTGCCGAACAAGCCCTTCAGCTTGGTGGCCGAAGAGTTCTACTCCGCGAAGGAAGCGGCGGGCGCGTCATTTGTCTATTGCCGGAGCCTTCGCCACTACCTCGCACGGATGAAGAAGCCGCTGGGCGCGACTCCGCTCGCCGACATCACCACGCCGCAGATCGATGCCTACCTGCGTTCCGAGGCCGGGAACCACACCACTCGCAACAATCTGCGGCGCATCCTGGTCACCGTCTTCCGGTGGGCACAGAAGCAGGGCTATCTCGCCCAGGATCGGAAGACGACGCCGGAGCGCGCCATGACGTTCAGCGGACCGGACACAGCGCCCGAGATTTTCACGCCGGATGAATTGCGGAAGATCATCAAGGTTTGCCCGAAGAACATGCTGCCGCACGTCGTCATTGGCGCATTCTCCGGGATCCGCTCAGCAGAGATTGAGCGGCTGGACTGGCGCGACATCCTTTGGGATCGCGGATACATCGAGATCAAGGCTGCCAAGGCAAAGACCAAGGCCCGGCGGCTTGTCCCTCTCCTGCCCAATCTTCGCGGGTGGTTGGAGCCGTTGCGGAAAGACGAAGGTCCGGTCTGCCACAATCCGAACACTGCAATTCGGTTGAACTACATCGGAGAGAAGGCGGGCTTTGGTTGGCGGCAGAACGCGCTTCGGCACAGCTTTGCGAGCTATCGACTGGCGGCGGTGGAGGATGCTGCGAAGGTCGCGCTCGAAATGGGCAACAGTCCGCAAATGCTGTTCAAGCACTACCGCGAACTGGTTGCGCCCGAAGCCGCAGTAGAATGGTTCGCCATCAGTCCGCCGGCTTGAGGTCATTGCTGACGGAAAGCAGAACATCGGCATGGCAAGGCGCATCGACCTTGCACCAACAGGCGAGATTCTTCCCACGCAACTCCGCTTTCGCCCTCATGGCGAGCGCGGCTCCAGCAGTGTCGCTTTTCAGCCATTGAGCGAACGTTGCGACCGCCTCCTCAGCGGAGCGGTTTTGCTCGATGCGAAATGGATTTCCCCACCGGCTTGAGCGATCCACTTTCACCGTGTTCGGCGGCATCCGCCAACCCTTGGCACGAGAGAGCTGCACGCGTTGCGGGATCATGGCTGATCGTAGAGCTAATGCGCCCTGAAGAAATCCAGTCACCCAGATCGGCGCCGGGCGATCTCGGCAATTCGGTTGCCCGCGCAACGCCGTGCGGACACGATCTAACGATATGAAGACTTTGTTCACCGCAGAAGCGATCGCCGATGACGGACGTTCGGGCAGCATCGCCAACCCCGACGGTTTGTTGAATGTCCAGCTCGGCAATCCGCTCAAGCCCGGCGCTGAGAAACGCGGGCCGAGTCCTGAGCTACTCTTCGCCGGCGCTTATGCGGCGTGCTACCATGGAGCGTTGTTCAATGCGGCGAAGAAACTGGGTACTCCCGCCGAGGGCTCGAAGGTGCGCGCCTTGGTGAGCTTGATCGAGGATGACCAGGGCGGCTACCGACTCGCCGTGGAACTGCACGCACAGCTCCCTGGTGTGGACCCCGAGCAGGCGAAACGGGTGATGGAAGCAGCCCACGTCACTTGCCCATATTCCAAGGCCCTGCGCGGAGACACTGCTGTGACGCTGGTCGTGGACTAGAAGCGGCATCAAACCCGTCTGCCCGCGGATTCGCCATTCAGCTCTGAACCCGCCCTGCCCACTGGCACCCACGTCCGCGCAGCCAGAGGTGGTAGATGGCCTCGTTCTTGAAGTAGGAGTTTGCGTATAGATGCGCTTGCCGCCCGGCGATCATCGCAGCGATGGCGAAGTGAAGCCGGTCGGTGTGGATGACGCGGTAGTTCGATGCGATGCGCAGGTAGACTTCAGCCGTTGCCGCGAGGACTGCGGGATCTCCGCAGTTCATGGCGACAGCCGGTTGCTGGCGCTCGCAGTCGTCACGCATGAACCAGCCGACGTCATGCTGCGGCTCATGGAGTTCGATGGCCGGCGCGTAGGCGAGACCGAGATCGGGCGCAAGCACCGCACGCGGGCAGTATTCGAGGCTGCGGTTTTCGCGTGCGAAGAACAGATCGGCTTCCAAGTCATCGGGGCCGGTCCAGCTTTGCGGCAAGACGATGAGCGGAACGCCGAGCGCGGTAGCGGCGGCGCGCGCATCGAGACGCGTGAGGCGCGTGCCGGGATAGAGCGGTCCCATGTTTCCCCCGCCGCCGTAGAAGACGACATCGGGCGTCTCGTCTTTTCCGCAGAGGGTGATTCCGTAGGCGGCGTAGAGCTGCTCGGCGCCGCGGCGGATGAGCAGATCACCCACGTTGCCCGGCCCCCAGTACTCGCGGGCTTTCGCGCGGCGCCAGCGAGCGAAGACGTGGGCGTAGGCAGCGGGTTCGAGAATCGGCGCGACGATGCTCATGGGTAGAGATGCTGAACGACCGCAGCGCCGTGAATCTGCCGGCCCTCCGTGTCGTAGTTGCTGTAGGTGTGACCCGTCAGATCCGACGAACCGAGCGCCTGCCAGATGAGATTCGGAAACGCCGCGTAGGTCGGCAGTTTCTTGTGCAGCTTGGAAAGGAGCACGTCGTTGAACTGCTCGGCGGCACCGCGACCGTGGCGGTGCCCGCGCATGATCTTCCGCACTTCGAGGTAGGCGCTCGCGCGAAAGGCGACGGCGTGCGTGTCGAGCGCCCGCGCCACGCGGACGAGTCCGGGGCTCACCGGTCTTGGCGTCTCGAGATGCTGGCAGCCGAAGTAGAAGATTTGCCAATCATCCGGGAGCGAGAGCGCGGCCACTCGCGCGCGGAACTCCGGATGAAACACGGCGTCGTCTTCGAGCACGAGCAGCGCTGGCGAGCGTCGCCGCTCGGCTTGGCGGATGAGAAAACGAAACGAGAGGCTGTTGGCCCGGCGCGCAGTGTCCTTGAATCCGCATGGGTGGCGAAGCGTCCGCGCATCGACGGCGCGAACCCACTCAGCGGCCACCCCCGCGTCGGCCATGCGAGCTTGGAGCCAGGCTCGGCGATCCTGCCGACGCGGGAGGCTGATGAAGGAGCGATGCGGGAAGACGGCGTTGAGGTCCACGCCGTCCGTGAAGCGTCAACCGTTAGAAAGACGCTGCGATGACCGTCGCGGAGCTGTCGGACGACGGTGCCGTCCCGCAGCCTTGCGAACCTGCGAGGCGCGGCCACGCCGCGAGGAAGCGCGCATAAGCTTCGGGGAAATCCACTGCAAGCCGAGCCTCCGCTTTGGCGATCCATTTGTCCTCGCGCTTCGCGCCTCCGGTGAGGTGCGCGTAGCCGGCTTTTGCCACTTGCTTCCGCGTTGGTGCGAGCGGCAAGAGCGTGCCGACCTCGACGCCTACGCGCCGGGAAAAAACGCCGAGCTGATACTGCTCGACAATCATCGAGGTCGAAGTGCCGTTGAGCGCGCAACCGCGGAACTTCTGCGCGAGATCGAGCCCGGCCCACGCGTAGGCCCGCACGAGCGCCACGTCGCTTCCGCCGAGCAGGCCGGCATTGTAGGCCGCTCCGCCTGGAGCGAAGCCCGCAAGCGCCTGCGCCGCCTGCATCTCGCGCGAGGTGTAGTAGTGGGGAAAGTCTGGCGACTGCGCGATCAGCCGATGGCGCGTGAGGCGTTTCGGGAGGGGTTTGAAAAGCAGCACGTCGCTGTCGAACTGCACGAACGGCCGCTCTTGAAGCGCGCAGGCGACGAGTTTGCCGAGCGCCCAGATGTGCGCGAGTCCTTCCGCGGGCCAATCTTCCAGCGCCGTGCTGACCTGCCCAAACGGCCAACCCAAGACCGCAGCGATCTCAGCGCCGCGCTTGTCGGTCACGAACTCCGTCTCGGCAAAGACGCGTGCCGCGAGATTCGCGGCGAGCGTTTGGATGAGCATCGGCCCTCGTTGCGCAACGAACATTGGCGTCCGCGTCCAAAGGCTCATTACGCCGCGCATGCGGCTCGGTTGGCGGATGGATTTTTGAGAAGGTAAATCGCTCACAACAGGAAGCCGCCAAGCGGAGGCGCGGCGACGAACCGCGATCCGGCTTGCGGGGTTGTGGGAGGCGGCCTGTCAATCGGGACGAAATGCGCGATGCGCTCGACCGACACCGAGAGGTCGAAGGCGCTGCCGTCGCGCCGTACGATCCGGCGAATGACCGCGCCGCGCGGCGCATACGTCATCGGCAGTCGGCGGCAATTCAGCCAACGGATGCAGAGGTGATACGGATGGTGCCAGGGCAACGCGGCGAAGGCGTGCAGATGCACGGCGCGATCGGTCCGATCCGCGAGAGCGGCGGCGAAGCGCTCGGCCATGCGCAGCGGCACGGTGACGAGCACGTCGATGTCCGCGGCGGCCGTCGCATCGCCGCGAGCATCGGAGCCGGCGAGCCCAATGGTCCCGAGCCGATGCTTCGCCGCGAGTTCCGCGATCAAGTCGCCGAGATCAGACGCTGGAGCCTTCATCCACAGTTTTGTCGAAGGAGCAGTCCGGGTCCTGCGTCTCGTTGCTCTCGCTCTCGCCAAACATCCCGAGCGAATCCGGTTGCAGATTGCTCACACCGCCATTGTTCACGTCCACGGTCACGGAGCCGGGCGGATAAAGGTCGATGTCGCCCTCGGTGTGCGTGCCATCCGGGCGCGTGTCGTTGGTCCAGTGGATGTGCGGCGTGCCTTCGTTCACATCGACCGGCGTTTGCTGCGCCGACTTGCCGCTGCCGTTTTCGGGATTCACCGCATACTGGCCATTGACGCTATAGCTCGCGGCGTAGGTGTAGCCGTCCTCGGTGTCGCCGCTCGGGCCGTCGTGCGTGCATGACTTGTCCTTGTTCATCGTGCCAAACCACGTTGCGCCGAAGATCAGGCAGAACGGCTCGAACTTGTGACTGCCGCTCCCGTTGTAGTGCGTAAGCGGCGCGTTGCCGGGTGCGCCGTAGTCGGCGGTGTAAGTGATCGTGCCGCCCGGATTGACCGCGACGTTTTTGAACTCGAACCCACCGGAGTAACCGGGATTGGCGGTGCCGAGCTGGATCGACGGCGTTCCTGGTCCGGAAACGCGCAGCGTCCCGACGCCTGCAGGTCCACCAGCGATGGACACGTTCACGTAAGCGGTGCAGGTCTGCGGTGGCTGGATGAAACACGACGGGCCGTCCGGGCTGATGTCCACGAAGACCTCGACGGAGACAGTCGGCGTATCGGGCTGCGGCGGCTTCGGCGGGCCAGGCGGTTTCGGCGGCACGGGGGGTTGTGGGCCACCGCCGCCGCCACCGCCTGGAGGAAAGCCTCCGCCACCGCCGCCGGTGCCGCCACCGCCGCCGCCGGAACCACCTCCCCCGCCAGTGCCTCCTCCGTTTCCGCCCCCGCCGCCAGTGCCACCACCGCCAGAGCCTCCTCCTCCCCCGCCGCCCGGTGGACGTGGTGGCTCGGGAGGCTGTGGCGGATCGGGTGGATCGGGCGGCTGCGGGCCAACCGGCCACGGCTCATCCGTCCAATCGTGCGCGAGGAATTCAGCCGCGCCGAAGTCCCACTGTTGCGCGACCCGGCGGTCGTAAGGTTGCGTCTCCCACACCGGCTGCGTGATGAGCCAGACGTAGCTCTCGAAGGTGAGCCACTTGCGCCACGCATCGCGTCGAACCGCGGTGCCGCTGCGCGCGAGCGTGCGCGCCTGAAACCAATCGAGCCCGGTCATAGCGTGTCGGGGATGAGGTCGCGCGCGACTTCGACCAGGAAGGTGCGCGTAGTGTTGCGCAAGAACGGCGGACCGACCTGCGGCTGGTAGTTGTTGAGCGCGATCCACTCGAACTCGCCGAGCGCGTTGAACAGCGTGCCCGCATCGGCTTCGTAGTTCGTCAGCGCGCTGGTCAGCTCCGGGCTGTCGAGCTTCACATGGAGCCGGAAGGCGGTCTGCTCGCCTTCGCCAATCTTCCGCCAGTCGTGGCCGTCCACGAGGATGCTTTCCGGCTCCAGCTCCTTGAGCGCGAACCGCAGCGCCGCGAGGCTGATATCAGCTACGACGCCGCCTTTGAGGAACGTGATGTGAAAGACGAGATCGTCTCCTCGCTTCGTCCAGAACAGCGGGCCTTTGTCCTTCACGGTCACGTCGCCGAAGTTCTGCGCATTGAGCGACACCAAATGGGTCAGCAAGTCGATATAGACTTCCAGCACGCCCGACGGCCGCACGTTCCCGCTCGGCTCGATGCCGAAGGTGAAGATGACGGGATCGCTCACGCCGTCCGCGTTGCCGGCGCGCAATGCGACGACGAACACACCCGGCATGGTCGCGGCGCCGGAGATTTTGCCGTTGGGCAAATTGAGCGTCAGCCCTGGCGGCAGCGGCGACGCATTCCAGAACGTTGGTGAATTGCTCGCCCACGGCTGAAACGCGAACGCCTGCCACTGGAGGTAGCCGAGGACGCTTTGCGTGGTGTTGATGACGGGCGCGGCCATTTATCCGACCTCCGCTTTGGCTTCCGTCATCGACGCGAAGACGAACCCCTTCGCGCCGCGCACGCTGTTTTCCGTATCGAACTGAATCAGCCGCGCGCGGATGACGAAGCTCGGCGAAGTGGGCGCGACGCTCGCCGCCTGCCAGGTCGCGTAAAGCAGCCGCTCGGCCGTCAGCACGTTATCGAGAGAGCGTTTGATCGCGGCGCCGAAGTGGTGCTTGAGCTTGAGCCCGCTGACGATGATCCGCTGCGCGAGCACCGGCGCGGGTAGCCAGACGATGTTCTCGAGATTCTCGGCCACGGGCGCGGGTGTCGCCTGTCCCGGCGCGCTGCCGACTTCGATCACCGCGAGCATTTGCGCGCGGGTGTTCGCCGCGAGGAGTTGGAGCTCCAGATCGAACTGCACCGAGAAACTGCTGCCCGGCTTCCACATCGCGTCGTTAATGTGGATGAGGAAAAGCTCGCGCTCGAAATCCATCGGGAAGAACGAGTTCGTCTGCGCGGCGCGAGAGAGCCGATACCACACGCGCCCGTCGCTGCCGGCAAAGCCGAGCGGTTCGAGATAGCCGCCGCGGCGGCCGAGACCACCGGGCACGAGCAGCGGCGTGTTGGTCGTGTTCTGGAACACGTTGCCCGCGCTCGGCTCCGGACGTGGTAGCGGCACGGCGATGGGGACGACGGTCGCATCGTGGATCGCGGGCAGCAGCCCCGGAGCCCGCGGCAGTTTGCCAGTCTTACCCTCGGCGAGTTCCTTCACATTGAAATCCGCCGGCAGTCGCGCGCTGGGAAACACGTCGATGAAGTCCGGGATTTCGATCTCTTGCGGGTCGGCGTTTTCGCGGTCGCCGAAGAAGTTCGGCGTCGGCAGCAAATCTTCGATGTGTTCGAGCCGCGCGTAGATGCCGGCGAGTGCGTCGAGCAGGCCGACGATCTGCGCGATCGTATGAGTGTGCGCGAGGAAGGCGCTGCGGGGTCCCGCCGTCGAGAGAGTGAGTGCGAGGCTGTTCGGTGCCGGCGGATCGACGGTCAGCGGGAAATCGAGCACCGCTTCATTCGCACTCGGAATCTTCACCGTGAAGTCCGGGCCGAGCACGAGCACGCGACCATTGCCGATGTTTTGGCGCACGGTGAGGTGGAACGCCTCGGTGCCGAGATTGTGCGGGAAAGAGAACGACCGCAGCTCGCCATCGCCGAACACCGCGACGTAGTGCTGCACGCCGAAGATGATCTGGTCGGGCGTAAACGGGATATAGTCGCGCGGCTGCGGCGGGCGCAGCCAATCAATCGGCCGCACCGTTTCCATTTCCTCCCAGATTTGTTCCCGCACGATCTTCACCGGCTCCTGGAAGAGCGTGATGATGCGGCCTGGCACCGCGGGGTCAGCGATGTCTTCGCCGTCGTCCACGATCTCGGCCTCAACCTCGAAGGGCACTTCAATCTCCGCCACGGCCCGCAGCGCCGCCGCCATCTCCGCGCGGTCGAGTGGCAGCGTGACGGTGAGCACGCCCGGGGCGAACGTGTTCACCTCGACGGTGATGAGCGGTTGCGGCGAGCCGGCGAGATCGCCGATGAATTCGACGTAGGCGTTGTCCGGCTCCGGGTTGGTGGCCTCGAAGCGCTTGCCCTTCTCGAACATCGCGTTCAGCGCCGCCGCGATCTCGTCCGGGCCGTCATCGATGCCGAGCAGCTTCGAGACGCGATAGTTCCAGCGGAGGAAATACGTGCCGCGAAAGTCTGGCGGCAAATGCAGCGCCTGGATCTCGTTGCTCGGCGGCTCCGTCTCGCTGCCGCCATCGCCCTCGCGGATGCGCCGGATGGCGGGCGGCGTCGGCAGCACGCGCTCGTGGCCGCCGTTGAATGCGAGCGGTGCTTGGATGAGCCGGCACTCGAACCACCAGACGCCGAGCTGCTGGAACTGCCGCACCCGCACGAAAGAATTCGGCCCGAGTTTGTTCGTGTGAACGTAGATCGGCCACGCGCCTTCCGAATCCGCGCGCGTGGTTTTCGCGACCCACGTTCCCGTCACGGGACTCTCCACGGTGTCAATGATGCCTGAACCCTGTGCCGCGGTTTTGAACGCATCCGCTGTGGCGTCGAAATTGATCTCCGGCGTATCGGTGTCGCCGATCCAAAGCTTGAACGCACCGGAAGTCGCGGCCGTCAGCACCTTGCCGATGCTGGCCCGCAGTGTCCGCACGCGGAGATCACGCTCGCGCAGATCACCGCTCTCACTGCGTTCGTAGGTCCGCAGCGTGCAGCGCAACTGGTCGCCGAGCACAAACGGCGAAAGCGTCACGGCCCCACCGTCGCGCGAGATGAGCTTGCGCGTGATGAGGTCGGCGTAGAGATCAAGGTCGCTCACGCCGATCGCCGCTTGTCAAAGGACGCGCCGCTCTACTCCGCCGCCTTTCGCGCCTCTTCCTCGTCGGGCGTTTCGCGTTCGAGGCTGAAGAAAAACGGATCGAAGGACTGCCGCTTGTGCGGAAACCGCGGATTGAGCGGCGGCTCCTCAGCGCGCTTCTTCGCCTTCTCCGCCTCGCGCTCCTGGCGATTGGTCTTCGGGTCTAGCGACATAGCTAAGTGCTCCAGAAGAGGCCGCGCGCATCGGCTTGGTTGAAGAATGCCCATGCCTCGGCGTTCCGGTCGTTGATGAAGCTCAGAAGCCCATTGATGATCGGCTGCGCGACACCGCCTGCGAGCGGCAGATCCAGTCCCAACGGGGCCGGGGGAGCTTTCGGAATCACGAGGCGGGAGGCGTGTTGCAGATTCCAGAAAACGAAATGCTGCGGGTATGGCGTCCACGTTTCATCAGGCTCGGTGTCCTCGCCTACATCCGGCGGCGAGACGATCCACACCGTCGCCATTTTCAGCTCATCGAACTGCGCATCGCCCGCGTTGAGCAGCGTCCCATACATCAGTGCGAGGCTTTGCTCCTCGGGCGGTCGATACTTTGCCGCGGCACGCAGCTTCGCGCGCCCGCCAGTGCTGCGCAGGTAGTCGTTGAGGAAAACCGTTGAGATGGATTCCGTCTGCGCTTCAAGCAACGGATCGTGAAGGTCGATCTGGAGGCGCGTGCCGATCCGTGCTTTCGAGAGCACCACGTCCATTGCGCGGATTTCGCGGGTGCGTGTTTCGTCCGGCTCACCTTCGAGCGCACCGGGCTTCGTCACATCGCCGCCTTTCGCGGCCGGCTTCACCCCAAGCTTCTCGAAGAACTTCGGATAGCCCTCGGCCGCCACGGCGATGATTTGTCCGGAGAGCGAGGCACTCACGCTGTCCGGCATCAGCGGATTGCGCCAGCCGCCGAGGATGAGATACGGCGCGGGATCGTTGGTCAGCGGCACGTCGCGATCCGCGGCGGCTTCGTCCTCCAGCGGTTTTCCATCCGGCCAATCGGCGGGCATGGAGAAGTGAGCATCGCGCCCATTCACGAAACCGGGGCGAACGAACGCGCGCCACTCGCCCGTGCCGTCATCCTTGAACTCGTAGCGCGCGTTGATGTGCCACGGATGCCGCCACAGTGCGCTCGCGTCGCCGGAGACGATCACTCCGTTGGCCAGCTCCTTCGTTTCGCAACGAAGGCCGCGCAATGGGCGCGCGCGCTTCGCCAGCGCGACGGCTTTGTTCCAGGCATCGGCGGCGATCATTGCCAGAAGAAAAGCCGCGTCGCCGTCTTGCGGTCAGGGCTGAGGGCCGGGCGATGTTGCAGGTCGGAGAACGTGATTTGGTAGAGATCGAGCTTCTTGTCCTCGCGCTCGCGAAGCATCGCCAGCGGATACCTTGCGCGGCGGCCGGGCAGCGCGACCGCACCGCCGCTGCCGCCGTGCGAATCGCTCGCCTCGCCGTCGTCGGTGTTCGGATCTGCGACTTGCACGACTTCGACTTTCTCGACCGACCAATCTTTCTCGCGGCACGTCACCTCGACGCAGATGTAGCCGCGGCCTTCGTCATCGAGCATCGGCTGGCCGAACTTCAACACCGGCGCCGGTTGGTCGTCCGTGCCCGCGAGCGGCACGTCTTTGATCTTCGCGTCCACACGATTCACGGTGCCGGGCCGTATGCTCGCGGCCTCAGTGCCGACGAGCGACACCTGGAAGGGATGCACAAAGTCCGCGCCGTCGCCGACGAACGTGATGATGGTCCCGTCCGGCATTTCGCGCAGCCGCACACCTCCGCCCGCGATGAGCCGGCACGCGCGCACGGCCGCGCAGAGCTGATTCCAGAGCGTCGCGGTGATCGGCTGCCCCCGCTTCACGAAGGGCGGCTCGTTCATTCGCCACTGCCTTCCAGTTGTGCCTGCCCATACACATCGCGCAGCCAGCCGTTCGGCCCGGAGAGCATGTAGTCCTCGGTGATCTCGACTGCGTTGCCTTTGCGTTTGATCTTCGGCGCCATCTTCAGCCAGTTCCGCTTCTTCGCAGCGCCGGGAATCTTGAACTGCTCAATGCCGGGCGGTTTTTCCACCACCGTGCCGATGCCCCGCAGGATGCCGCTCGGGATGGTGCGCGCAGCGTAGGTTTTGCGGAACACCGCGCCGACCACGAGCCAGTTGTCCACGCCGAACAATGGGTTCTTCTTCGGCTTCTTGCCGCTGCCGCTGAGCGCCGTCTGCTGTCCGCTCGACTCCGGCAGTGTCTCCGCGAACTGCTCTTTCGCGGCGTCCCACGCGTAGCGCGTTTTGAGGGTGTCGAAAAACGGGTGCGTCTGGATCGGGTCTTCGGCCATCGAGGTATCCAGCTCGAACGTCACCTGGTCATCCTTGGGCTCGTCAGTCACTCCCTCGAAATGCAGCGTCACTTTGAAGCCGCCGTCGTCTTCCTGCGTGAAGGAGCGCGAACGATACGGAATCCCGATGCCGAGATTCGGCAGCACGCTCAGCGCTTCGGCGAGTGTCTCGACGAACATCGGCACGTCGATGGTCGCGACGCCGGTCTCGGAAATGCCGCCTGTGATGCCGGTCGTTGGAAGAGGAGCGGCGGACATATTAGCCAAAGGCCGGTGTCAGCGTCGGCGTCTTGGCCGGCGGGCGATCAAGCAGTCGCTTCACGTCGCGGAGCAGGCCGGTCTGCGTCCCGAGTTCGCGCGTCTGCCGCTGCTGCTCGCGGAGCATCGGGTCGCCATTGCTGTAAGCCGCGCCGCCGCCACCGATGCGCTGGATCGCGGATACCGCGTTCTTCACGGTCTTCTCCGGCTTGCCTTCGCCGTCATCGAGGTTGAGCTGCGGTCCGGTGGCCTTCTTCGGCTCCACGTCAGCGCGCGCCTGCGCGGAGACTCTCTCCACCCGATCCATCACGCCGCCGATGCTGTCGCTGAGCTGCGATTCCAAATCGCTCGTGTCGATGAGCGAACTGCCTTTCTCGAAGCCCTCGCTGAGCGCACTGCCTATGTTTGCAAAGGTCGCGCGCATCCGCTCCGCCGCTCGATCCACTTGCGGGCCGAGCAGGTCGCCCGCGTCGCCGCGATTATCCTGACCGGCCTCGCGGAAGCCCTGCGCCGTCTCTCGCACAGCCTTCGCGCCGTCGCCGATCTCATCGCCGATGAGCGGAGTATCCGCGAGGAATTCGAGCAGCTTCGCGACACCGTCCAGGAGCAACGCGACGAAGCCTTGCGCGATGCCCGTGATCGCTTTGCCCATGCCGATCCAGAAGTCAGCCGAGGTGACGATCTGGAAAAGCGTGATGGCATTCTTTACCGCCTCAACCAGCGCCTGCCAAAGCGCCTGCGCCACGGCCATCAGCGTGCCCGCGAGAAAGTTCACCGCGTTGGCAAAGGCGATCTTCGCGGAGGTGAAAAGGATGTCGCCGACTTTGCCGTCCGCGAACGCCTGGACGATGAACGCCACCGCTTCACCGGCCTTTTGCCCCCAGCTCGCGAGGTCGAGCGAGGCGAACTTGTCGAGCAGCGGCTTGAGCACCGGCGCAACCTTCTCCGCCACGCCGACCCAGAACCCCCGCACCTTCAGTCCGCTCAATGCGAGCTTGTCGCCGACGTCATCGAAGAGCGCTGCATCTTTGGCGAGGATCTGAGCTTGGGAGCCGACCTGGCTCGCCGCATCGCCGAAGCCATCGGACGAAAAGAGCGAAAGCAACTCCGCACCGCTGCGCCCGAAAATCTCCATCGACGCCGCGGCCTTCTGCGACGGGTCTTGGATGGTGTTGATCGCCGCACCGAGTGTGCGGAACTGCTCCGCGGGCGTCTTCTTCTTTAGCCCCTCGAGATTGATCCCAAGCTTCTTGATCGTGTCGTCCGCCGAGCCGCCTTGCAGCGTCTTCGCCATTTTGCCGAACACCGGCCCGATGTCCGCCGCGGACTTGCCTGCGTTGGCGAACTCCTGCTGCAACACGACAAGATCGGCTACGGCGATGCCTGTGTTCGCCGAGAGATCATTGAGTTGCCCGCCAACGTCGAGCGCCTGCTTGAAACGGTCGAACCCCGCCGTCACCACTCCCGCCGCCGCACGGATGGCAATGAACGCGACGGCGAACTTCGCGATGCGCGATTGCAGCGCGAGCATCTTGCCGTTGATGCGCGCGAGTGCCCCGCTCAGGCGGCTGTCGTCGGCATCGAATACGGCGGTGGCTTTCGGCATCGACGCACGCGCGCCGTCAACTGAGCCTCAATTCAGACATGATTCTTGAAGTAGCCATTTTCAATGTTCGGGACGGTGCAAGCGAAGCGTTCGAGGCGGCGTTCCGCGAGGCATCGCCGATCATCGCGTCGATGCCTGGCTACGTTTCGCACGAGCTGCGGCACTGCATCGAGCGTCCCAGCCGCTACATCCTGCTGGTGCATTGGCGGCGGCTCGAAGATCACACGGTCGGCTTCCGACAGTCTGCGGAATATCAGCAGTGGCGCGCTTTGCTGCACCACTTCTACGACCCTTTCCCTACCGTGGAGCATTACGGCGAGGCGCTTCTCCCCAATCCCGAGTGATTGGTTGCGGAGGCCGGACTCGAACCGACGACCTCCAGCGCATGAGGCTGGCGAGCTGCCGCTGCTCTACCCCGCGATTTTCGGGGCCGGTTACTTCCAGCCCGCTGCTCGCAGGGCGCGTGTCAAAAGGAACTCCGCCCGCCGCTGCATCTTCCTTCCCTGGATGTTGATGGCCGACTGGATGCGGCGGTCGTAGGCGTCCACCTTCGTCACGTATTTTACCGCGTTGGTGAGGATGATGCGGAAGACGCGGAATGTGTTGATGACCGCGGCGGAGCTACGGGCGGAGCCGTGGCGCGCGACCCACGCGGGCAGTTTCAAGCCGAGCTTCTGCGCGCCTGCATTCCAGCCGGCGGCGAGTTCGCCGACACGCTTGAGCAGTTCGCGTTTGAGGACACGCAAAGCCGATGCGTCCACCGGATACGGCTGCTTCAAATTGCGCGGATTGATTCGGCCGGTGTTCGGATCGCGGAGGCGTTTGTGGATCTCCGCTGGGTCGGCCAGCTTCACGCCTTTCTTGCCAGCTGCGGCGACCATCACGCGGGCGAGATCGGCGATGATGGCGCCCTCGCCGGCCTTCTTCGCTGCGCTGCCGCGCTTGCCCTTCGACGCGGGCGGCGTGATGGCGACGACTTCCTTCACGAAACCGCGCGCGGCTTCCTCGGCGAGTTCGCGCCGGGATTTCTTCATCTGCGGCGCGAGCGCCTTGATGCCGCGCTGGATGGGCTTCAGATCAAAACGCAGGCGTCCGTTCATTGGGCCTCCAATTGGTCAGCAACGTTTCGAGCTGGTGCGTGGCGGGCGGTGCGACCGGCACGGTCCAGACATCGTGCGCCCGCAGCGCGCAGTGCTGGTATTGCAGGAGCCGCGAGAGCGGCAGCTCCCAGAAGATGAAGTGCTCAGACCAAGCGGTTTCTCGCGCCAGTGTGAAGACGAAACTCGCCGTCCACACCGGCTCGATCAGTTTGGGGGCGGGGTCGGTTCTTTGCCGCTGCCCTTCGGACGCGCAACGACTTCGATCTGCGCGGCTTCGATGGCAGTGAGGTTGTTCTCGAGTTGCGCCATCGCGGTGAACATTGCCGTCACCGGCAGCTCCATCTCGAAGGGCAGCAAGTATTCATCCTCGAATGCCTGGCGATCTTCCCGCGCGAGCTTCACGGCTTTCTTCACCACGTCGAGCGGCTGCGATTGGATGAACAGGAAAGTGGTGAGTTGCCGCTGCTTGTCGTCGGCGGAGAGCACTTCGACCTGCTCCTTGTCGCCGCCTACGACCATAGTGAGGCCGAGCGCGCGGCAGATTGTAAGTGTGCCTGCCGAGAAGGGCCGCAGCGTGATTCCGCCGGCTTCGGTCGTGGGCGCGATGAACGTGTCGAGGTTGGTTTGCGTGCGTTCGTCGGTGTTCATTTTTCGAGGGCGGTGAGGAGTTCCTGGCGGCGTTCTGGCGTTGCGTCGAAGGGCACGAGCGCGAACCGCTGGCCTTTGCGAATCAGCGCAACGGGAGCCAGTCGCCCGATTTCCGCCGCGAGCAGGCCCGCGTTGCGGAAGGCGGTCGTAATGTAGGCAAACGGGTGCTCGGCGTTCTGCGTCGTCCACACCGGATCGTGCCAGGCTTCGATGAGCTTTCGTGCATCATGCTGGCCGCAGATGCTCTTGGCTTTGAGCGTCCACGTCACCAGCCGCCGCTCCACGCCTTCCACCAGTTCGCGCGTTTCGAGATACGGACAATCGTCATCAAGCGGAATGCCGATGGCCGTGAGCGCGGCCACGAGCCGCAGGAGGTTGAGCGCGTCCGCGTCGGTCTTTACCTCGGCGCGCAGGATGCAGAGTTGGTCGCCTTTTCGCATAATCAGTTCACGGCCTCCGCCGTCGGGTAGTGTTTGAAGCTGTATTCCCAGCCGTCGAAGTCCTCGTTGTTCTCGTTCTGCTTCACGTTCGTGATGACCGTGACGCCGCCGTTGGGCAGGCCGCTCACGCCGGGATCGCCGACGCCAGGCACCACGGCGAGCGCACCGTGGCCCTTGACCGAGCCTTCCGTCATTTTGCGATACGGCTTCACACGGGCGATTTCGCCGTCGCTGCCTGGGAGTTCCTTCACCTGCACGCTGTCGTCGGTTTCCACCGAATCAATGAGTGTGCCGGCGTGGCGGCTGATGCCGAATTTAACGTCGTTGGCGGGCATGACCTGAAATCCCTGTCAACGCTCACGCCGGGCCGAAGCCGAAGCGGTAGCGCAACTTCGTTGCGAAACGAGCCTCGCCTGCCGTGGGTTCGGTGCCGAGCGGCGCATAGCCGTAGATGTGCAGCCGGGCAGTGGCGTTGATTGCCGTGATGACCGCCGCCCGGCTCGCCAGCGCTGCCCGCACCGCCTCGACGCGCTCGCCGTGCGCCGCTGCCGTTGTGTCGCGCGCCTCGCTTTCGATGATCACGCCGACCTCTCCACGAAACGCCGTGTCCGAGCCAGCGAGCGGTTCCGACGTGGTGCTGATTGTGATGGCCGGCAACTTGTGATCCGCGTTGTCCTGGCCGGTGTAGCCATTGATGGCAGCAAGCGCCGGGACGGTCCTCAGCTGCGCGAGCAAGAGTTCGTCGAGAGTGTGATCGAGCATGGCGTTAGTCCTCCGGTTCGACGACGAGCACGATCATCGGGAACTGCGGGTGGTCGGTGACGCGCGTGATGCGGTAGGTCGCGCTCTGAAACTCCAGAGTTTCGCCGAGCTTCGGCCGATCCGCGTCAAGCTCCGAGCGGAGCACCTTCATCGTGCAATCACCCTTCGCCTCGAATCCACCGAGGCCGAGGTCCTGGCTCAACGGATTATCGGAGACGAGCGCGTGGAGCGTTCGCCCTTTCCAGACAATCTCCTCGCCCGTGGCGGCGAGAACCTCAGCGAGCGCGGCGGCTTTTTCATCATGGAGAGACATGCCGCAGGGCGGCTGTCAAAAGGGCCGAGAGCTGCGGCGCGCTGAGCTTAAAAACGAAAAGCCCCGCTGCCGTTTCCAGCAGCGGGGCTCACGCAACCCACCGAAGAATGTCCGCCGCGCTTACGGCTTCACGATGCGCTTGAGGCCGGCGGGGATGGCGACCTTGAAGCCGTAGAGGCACTCGACCGTGACGAAGATGCGGTTGCTGCTCGTCTCAGTGTAGCGCAGGTAGCCGAAGGTCAGGCCGGTGTCGGGATCGGTGACGGCGCCGGCTTCGTCGTAGTCGGCGACCGGCATGAGGTAGCGCATCGCCACCGCGAGGCAGCTCGGGTGCGCCGCGAAGCCGACGAGCTTCTCGCCGTTCTCGGGCAGGATCGCAGTCTCGAAGACATCGAAGCCGGCGAGGCGGCGGATCAGGCCCTCGACCACGCCGGGTTGCGCGATCGGCGTCATGAAGCTTTTCGCCACGATGTCGTCGCCGAGCAGGTTGGTGAAGTAGGCGCCATCGAGCACGAGAGCGCGGTCGCTGACGGGCATCTTCGCCACGGCGCACGCCTCGCGGACGGCGAGCACCTTCTTGTAGTTGAAGGTAGCCGCAGCGAGCGCGTCGATGGCGGGAGCGCCGTAATTGGCATTCGTGATCTCGCTGAAGATGTCCTGGAGAACATCCTGCGCGAGCTGCTTCACCGCGCTGCCGACGAGCGTTTCGAGCACGTTGAGAGCGGTCTCGGCAGCCTCGCGGGCGGTGACGTGGACAGTCTTGAACTTGTGCCGGTTGAGCTGCACGGGAACGACATCAATGGTTCCGTCCGCGGCGTTCGTGTAGCTGCCCGCGAAGTCACTCGCCGGCGACGGAGCGCCCACCACCGGCACGCGCACGGTGTCGAGTTTGTCCGCCGGATCGGGCGAAAAGTTCGTGGAAAAGGCGCGCATCGGCAGCAACGCAGCCATGAACGGCTGGAGCGCGCTCTGCGCGACCTTGATGTCTTTGACGTTGGTCAGTGTATTGGGCATGGCAGTGGTTGGTTATTTAGCGTTGAGGATGAGAGTGCGCTGTTCGGCGGTGAGGCCGCGCCAGAAGGCGGTTTGTTCGGCGGGATCGCTGATGGCCTTGAACTTCTCGACGAGCGTCGCGGCTTGTGTGTCGCCGCGCGGCGTGACCGGAAGTGGCTCCGCGCTGGCCGCGCCGTAGCGCTCGGCGGCAATGCGTTCCGCGGTCTTTGCATTGGCTTTGAGCGTTTCCACTTCGCCGGTGAGGACGATGATCTGCTCCTTGGCCTTGGTGAGTTCCTCGGCGGTCGTGGCGGCCGAAGTGAGTGACTGTTTCGCGGTGGCGAGGTCGCGAGAAAACTGGTCCCGCTGATCGGACAGCTCGCCGTTGGCGAGCGTGAGGGTTTCCTTGTCCTTGGTCAGCGCAGCGATCTCCTGGCGGTAGCGTTCGTGCTGATGGCCGGCTTCCGGCAGCAGCGATGCGCTGGCGGTGGCGTCGCTCTCGAACTTTGTGATTCGTGCGAGGGCTTCTTCGAGTTGCTCGTCGATGGTCTTCATTTGCTCCGCCTCCGCGTGTCAACGGACGTGGCGCTCGCGCAGCTTCGTCAGCGCCTCCGCCCGGCTCCCCACGACGCCGGACGTGAGCGAGTTGTAAGAGGCTTTTCGCCCGCTGAAGCACTGACCTTCCATCACGTCCGGCGTGATCCGCCGCCCGCGCGCGAGCACGGCAGCTTTGAAATCCGCATAGGTCTCATCGAGCTGCGACTGGAGCCACGCGCGCTGCTCGTCGGTGAGTGAAGTGCCGACGACGCCGATGCTCTTGTATTTGCCGGCGGCGAACAGCTCGACCTTCAGCCCGGCCTGCTCGAACGCCTTGCTCTCATCGAGCATCGGCATGAGCACGCCGATGGATCCGACCCGCGCGCTCGGCGTGGCGAAGATGGCGTCAGCCTGCGACGCGATCCAGTAGGCGGCGCTGCACATCTGCCCGTCCGTGAATGCGTAAGTGTATTTGGCTTTCGACACCTCCGCGACGAGTGCTGCCAGCTCCGGCGTGCCGTTGACCGTGCCGCCGGGCGAGTCGATGTCCAGGAACACACCCTGCACGTCCGCACGGTCCCGTGTGGCTACGAGTGCATCGCTCACGGCCTCCATATCCGTCGCATCGAGAAACAGTCGCTCGAAGAAGCCCGGCCGCTTCATCAGTGCGCCGTGAACGGTCACGATGCCGACCCCGTTCTCCACGCTCAGCAACTCAGGCTCAGGCGGCTGCGGCGAATCGTCGCGGAAGAGTTCGGTGCGGCTGAGCGCGCGAAGCATCGCCGCGTGGGCTTCGGGCGTGATGAGCCACGGCTGATAGTGCAGGGCGTGAAGCATGGGAGTCATGCCCCAGCCGCCGCTGTCAAAGGGGGCAGCTTCGTTGCGAAACGAAGGTCAGCCCGGCTGGCGCACGCCGGTCAGCGTCGGAGGGTCTTCCGGCTCGCCGACCGCCGGCGTCGCCGCGATGCCGCCCATTGGCTTCCAAAGCATGTCGATCGGCACGCGGTATTTCTCCGCGAGGTCGAGCAACGCGCGGGCGTTCTGCGCGCGGATCTCCATTTCCTCTGCGAAGTCCATGCCTTGTTCGGCGAAGTGCTCGCTCAAGGTCTTCAAACCCATCTCCACGTCCGAACGATTCTGCTGCGCCTCGCGGCCCGCATCCACGGTGATGCGACGAGGCGTCGTGAACGCCACCTTTGTCCAGTCCTCCTGCTCAGGAAGCTGCCGCGTCGCAATGGCGTCGCCGATGACGAACAGCCACACCGGCTTGATGAACCGCTCGATGAGGATGAGCTGACGATACGAGAAACGGCGGTCCGCCTTTGCGACAACAAGCCGCACGCCGGCGCCGCCGATCTTGCTGGAATCAGCCGCGAACTCGAAAGGAATGTGACCGAGTGCGGAGTCGCGCCGCAGATGCTCAAGGAAGCCAGTGAACGTCGGACTCGGGCGATTCGGCTGAAAGCTATCGAGCGACTCGCCAATTTTCAGCGCGACAAGTTTGCCGCCGATAATCCTTTGGAGCGCGGCCGGCTCGCTTGGCTTATCCGCGTCGCCGTTCGCGGGTTTGCCGAGCGAGAAGTCGCCGTCTTCATCGAGTTCACCGCGCTCCGTCTTGAGCACCCGCGCCACGTCGGCGTTGTCTTTGACCGCGTGCTTTTCCAGCGCGAGCAGCTCCATCTCATCGAGCAGATGATTGGTCGAGTGCTGCAACGTCGGTGCATTGCGCACGCCGCTCGGGCTCTCCGGCTCGAAGACGTGGAGCACGAGGCTCGCGGGCAGATTGCGAAAGTTCCCGTCGTCGAGCTGCACGCGATAGAAGCTCGGCGCGCCGTAGGCGTCGAAGCCGATGCCGTCCTCCGTGTCGCTGCGGTCGCAATCATTGATACGATGCGACTCGATAAGCTGCAGACGCGGCAACCGGTCCGCGTTGCGGGTCTTGTGGATGAAATACTCGCCGTCGATGTCCATTCCCCGGCAAACGAGCGCCTGGCATTCAGCGAAGCAAAAGCGGTTGGTCACTTCGCAACGCGCCGCCCATCGCGCGAAGTACTCTTCGGCGGCTTTATTCCACTCCGCGTTCGGCGAAAGCGCTTGCGGCTTGATCCCGTCTCCCGTCGCGTAAATCGCCATGTTCCCGACCAACTCCCGCACGAAGCCCGAGTTCTTGATGAGGTAGCGCGAACGCCGCACCAACTCGCGCCGCGTGCCCGGCAAAAGGTCGAGCTTCGCATTACGCGGCGCAGCCCCGGGCACACGTCCGCGGCGCGGCGAAGGATTCGCCGACTCGTAAGGCGTCATCCAGGCTCGGGGCAGAATCGCCGAGACCAGTGTGCGCAGCGGATTCATTTCGGCAGATACCCGCTGACCTTACTCATCGCGACACGACGCGGCTTCCCATAAACCTCCGGCGCGAGCTTTTTCAGGGCACGCTGACATGCCTCGATGATGGCGTGAATCTCATCGACCCGCCGCTTTGACACGCTCGACCCCGACTCCGACCACGCCGCCAGCGTGCGTTTCAGCTCCGCCTTTTGCGTGGCCAGAATCTCCTCAACTTCGGTGATCGTGAATCCGGTGGAGTAGTCGGCGGTCGGCAT